TAGATTTAAAAAAAATAAAAAATATTTTCTCAAAAGCAGAGGAAATTAAGAAAAAGCTGACAAACATCAGAATTAACTATCCAATAACAGAAATTTATATTGAAAAACCTTTTTTGTTTTTTAATTCAGGAGGTTCATCAGCGGCAACTATGGCAATACTACAAAACTTTAATGGAGTTGTAAGCTGGTTGTGTTATTCGATCTTCAATAAAGAACCAATATATCTTACTGCCCAAGAAGCAAGAAAAATAATGGATATAAAAGTACCAAGAGGAAAAAAAGCCAAGGAAATCGTGCTTAACTTCATTCTTGACTTGGAACCCAATTTTGTGGTAGAGTATAACAAAAATAATAATCCAAAACCTGAAAATTATGACAGGGCAGATAGTTGGGTTATTGCAAAATCTGGTTATACTTTATGGCAACAAAAGAACAAAAAATCTTAAAAAAGATACTCGGTGATTATTATGAAAGCAACAATGAAATGTTGTTCTCATGTCCTTTTTGCAAGCATCACAAGAAAAAACTTTCTGTGAATATTGATAAAAATGCTTGGAAATGTTGGGTTTGCGATTCATCTGGTAGGACAATTGAATACCTTGTAAAGAGATTTGGCTCTCCAAGAGATTTACAAGATTGGGGTATTGATAGCGAAATAACCTTTGATGATATTGAGATTATTCTGTTTGGAGAGAAAATCAAACCAGAAATCAAAGAAGAAATAAATTTACCAAAAGAATATGTTCCATTATTAACTGGTCGCAAATCCTTTTTAAAAGATCGAGCTTTGAAATATCTTAAACAGCGTGGTTTAACAGAAAAACAAATCTTTATATACAAGATTGGAATATGTACAAAGGGCGAATATAAAGGAAGGGTTATAATTCCATCTTTCAACGAGGAAGGCGAAATAAACTACTTTGTTGCCAGAACCTATGAAAATGATTTTCTAAAATATAAAAATCCAAATATTTCAAAGTCTAAAATCATCTTTAACGAACTTTTAATAGACTTTGATAAACCTGTTTTTATTGTAGAGGGTATTTTTGATGCGATTAGAATTGGTAAAAATTCAGTTCCAATTTTAGGTTCAACGATAAAAAAAGAAGATTTAATCTTTAAAAAGATAGTTGAAAATAGAACTCCAATTTATATTGGATTAGATCAAGACGCAAAATCAAAAGAAGAAAAAATTATAAAACTTTTTCTTTCTTATGGGATTGAAGTCAAAAAAATAAACACAACAGGATATACAGATATAGCAGAAATGCCAAAAGATGTTCTCACAGAACGCATTGAACAAGCATTGGATATGGGTGGAGTTAATCTAATCTATCGATTGCTTGGAGAGGTAGCATGAAATTCGCTCATATAGCAGACACACACATCAAAAATCTTAAATACCACAAAGAATACCGCGATGTGTTTTCACAACTCTATAAAACGCTTAGAGACCAAAAGGTTGATTACATTATCCACTGTGGCGACATTGCCCACACCAAAACTCAAATTTCACCTGAGTTTGTTGAACTATGCTCTGAGTTCCTCAAGAACTTAGCTGAAATAGCTCCAACCTACATTATCTTAGGTAATCACGATGGCAATCTACGGAACTCATTCCGTCAAGATGCTATTACTCCTATTGTAGATGCCTTAGACCATCCCAACCTACACCTACTCAAGAATGCTGGTGAGACTCACCTAAACGATGATTTTTGTTTAAATGTCCTTTCAGTGTTCGATGAGGACAATTGGGTAAAGCCTTCTAACCCAAGTAAAATTAACATAGGATTATACCACGGTGCTATTAGAAATTCGCGAACTGACATCGGATTTATCTTGGAACACGGAGAGCATGATCTTTCTATCTTTGAAGATTTTGATTTTGGTTTCCTTGGCGATATACATAAAACGCAGTCTTTGGATCACAAAGCTAGAGTAGCTTATGCTGGTTCTACTATTCAGCAGAACTTCGGTGAAACACAAGATAAAGGCATTTTCATTTGGGACATTCAGTCAAAAGACGAATGGACAAGAACCAAATTTGACTTTGTAAATCCAAAGCCTTTTATCACAATCAATCTTACCAATTCAGGCAGAATTCCAAATGGCTTCACTTGTCCAGACGGAGCCAGACTTCGCCTTGTAGCCAACGCAAACATTCCCTTAGAGAAGCTCAGGAGGGCCGTAGACATCGCCAAACATCGCTTCAAGCCCGAGAGCATTACCTTCCTAAACAAAGCCAACACAGGCGATTTAACGGCTTCTGGTAAAGTTGGTTCTGAAATTTTTGAAAACCTTCGTGATGAGAAGGTTCAGCAAGATCTAATTAAGGAGTACTTAAAAGAGTTCAATCCAACGGAGGAAACCCTCAATGAAGTCTTTGCTCTCAACTCAAAATACAATAAAGTTGTTGAAGAAAGCGAAGACATTTCCCGTAATGTTCATTGGAAAATTAAGAAATTTGAATGGGATAATCTTTTCAATTATGGAGAAGGCAATTCTATCGACTTTGATAATCTCTCTGGAACTGTTGGAATCTTTGGTAAAAATTATAGCGGTAAGTCGAGTGTTATTGATTCGCTACTCTATACGATTTACAATAACACTTCTAAAAACATTAGAAAAACATACAACATTATCAATCAAAACAAAGATTGGGGCGCTGGAAAAGTCGAAATTGAAGCGAATAATAAGATCTACACGATCACTCGTAAATCTGATAAATACACTAAGAAACTCAAAGGCAAGGTTACAGATGAAGCTAAAACACAAGCAGATTTCGATTATGTAGATCAAGTTTCAGGCGAGGTAGGTTCTCTTAACCAAACAGAAAGAGGCGGAACAGACAAAGCAATTCGCAATGTCTTTGGAGACATGGAAGATTTTTTGATTACCTCAATGTCTTCACAGATGGGGGCTCTTTCATTTATTAACGAAGGCTCAACTCGTCGTAAAGAAATCTTAGCTAAGTTCCTTGATTTAGAGCTTTTTGAGAAAAAGTTCAAGTTAGCCAAGGACGATGCTGCTGATTTAAAAGGAGCCCTTCGTAGAATTCAAGACATCGATTATGATTCTTTAATTGACCAAGTAAAGAAAGATCTCTTTACAGAAGAATCCAATCTTCTAAAACAAAAGAACCTTTGTACGAAACTAAAGTCTGACTTAACTTTTGTGAGGGATGAGATTTCAGCTTTGGAAACTCAATTAAATCAAGTTCCATCTGAATTGGCTTCTATGACCCATGTAGAAGAGAAATTAGTCCAAGCTACAAATAAAAAATCAAGATTAGAGACAGAAATCGATAGCTTTAACAAGTTGATCGAAGAAAAAGAAGTTTTCTTAAACAAATGCGATGCCCTATTGGAAACAATCGACATTGTTGATTTAAACAAGAAAGAAAAAGACTTTGACACCATTCAAAAGGAAATTGATGAGTTGATTTCCAAAAAAACAAAAGAAGATTCAAATTTGTTTATTTACACAAAACAAACTGGTATTCTAAGTGGGATTCCCTGCGGCGATTCTTATTTGACTACCTGTAAGTTCATTAAAGATGCGAATGATTCAACCAATCATATTCCTCTTGTAGAGAAGGTAATAAAAGAAATAGAAGCCAAGATTGAAGAGAAAGAAGGTGAAGCCAGCAGTTTAGATGTAGAAAAAGTCAAGAAGACAATTGATAATTTCAATCGTTTAACTCAAAAAAGAAAGGAAGAGGACTCACAACTCAGCATTATTAAGGTAAAGCTTGATCTTTCTAAAACTGGTTTGGCAAACTGCCTCAAAGAAATTGAAGAAATCAATAAAACAATCGAAGAAGCAAACAAAAATAAAGAAGCGATTGAAAACTTTGAGAGAATAACAGAAGAACTAACCAAAAAGAAAAAAGACTTGTCCGGTGTAGAAAAAAGTCTTGAAGATTGTGAAGAAAAGGTTTATTCGCTTGTAGCCCAGCTTGGAGCAACAGAACAAAAGAAAAGAAATCTTGAAGAACAAAAAGAATCAAAGATTCAAATGAATAGAGAGTTTTCTGCTTACGATCTCTTTATGACTTGTATGCATTCCAACGGCATCGCATTTGATGTTATTAAACGAGCCCTTCCAGTAATCAACACAGAAATCGCAAAGGTTCTATCTAATGTTGTTGAGTTTGAGGTTTTCTTTGAGAACAACGAAAACAAATTAGACATTCAGATTAAGCATCCAAAGCATGACCCTCGGCCACTTGAAAATGGTTCAGGAGCAGAGAAAACACTTGCTGCCATAGCTATTAGAATTGCTTTATTAAACATGAGCAACCTCCCGAAAGGAAATATTTTTATCCTTGACGAACCAGGAACTGCTCTTGATGCTGAAAACATGGAAGGGTTTGTGAGGATTTTAGACCTTGTAAAAGGTTTTTTCGATGTGACGCTACTAATTACTCATATAGAATCTCTAAAAGACATAGTAGATACGACTATTGAGATTTCTAAAACAGACGATGGATATGCCTTCATAAACCAATAGGAAAGGAAATAAAATGAAAATTACAAAAGACTATCTAAAAAGACTAATCAAAGAGGAAATTACCAGAAAAAATCTAAGAGAGTCACTGGCTGACGAATTTAATGCTGCCGCAGAGCAGCACTTGGGTTCTACCTCGAAAACAAATAATGAATTGAATGATCTTGCAGATACTGTTATCGATAAAATGAATGATGGATTGTCAGCACAGAAGGCTAAAGAACTACTTGGTCAAATTACCTTTAAGGCAGACGGTCGCGGCGGCGAAACTTCAACTGACGCTGTTATCAAGCTTGTTTCACAAAAAGACTCAGAAAAAGGTAAAATGCTTAATCAAGTAAATACGCTTAGATAATGACAACTATTGAGATTTCGAAAACAGACGATGGCTATGCCTTCATAAACCAATAGGAAAGGAAATAAAATGAAAATTACAAAAGACTATCTAAAAAGAATAATCAAAGAGGAAATGAATAAATCCCTTAGAGAACAAGAAGAAGAACACCCCTTTCTGAAACGTCTCAGAGAAAAATTTGAACATCTTTACAATTTTATTGGTCCCGACTACCGCGATAAAATTATTGAGGCAGCCGACCGCAAGGAAAGAAATAAAGGAGTAGGAGGTTTGAAAGACACCCGTCTACTTGATGAAGACATCCCAGAGATTCTCAACACTGCCCTAACTCCTAATCCTGAGAAAGATTCTCAACAAGGTACTAGATCCTAATAGATCCTTCCTGATGCCAGCAATAAAAGCATTCACAGATAAAAACTTGTAGAAACTCTATAAACCAATAGGAAAGGAAATAAAATGAAAATCACAAAAGACTATCTAAAAAGACTTATTAAAGAACAGATCGCCGCAATGGATGACGACGATGATTACAAGGAGGTTCCCAAGGTAGGCGACGATGAGGTCAAGGTAGGCGACTTTTTAGAAGTGCTAGTTGATGGAGGAATGCATTCTGTCAGGAAAGTAACAGAAGACGACCCCTATGTAAATTTTAGGAGTTACATGACTCCATTTAAAGCAAAGGTCGAGATTGTAGAAATTGCAGAACGTGCAGAAGATTAAACAACCAGAGAGGGTAAAATGATGCCAGCAATAAAAGCATTTGCAGACGAACACTTAGAGAAATTCATTTCAAAGAAGCTCTTGGTGTGGCTCACAACAACAGGACTACTCCTTGCCGAGAAAGTCACAGCAGAACAGTGGGTTATTATTGCTTCTGCTTATGTCGGAACACAAGGCTTCGTTGATGTTGTAGCTCGTCTAAAGGGAAAATAAAATGAACTGGCTAATAGCCAAACAAGTCCTTCAAAAGACTTGGTTCTACATAAAAAACTATTGGTGGGTAGCAGGGCTAATAGCAATTGGCTTTGTTATCCACAAGTTTTTTATGTTCGATAAAAACCCTTTCGAACACCTTTACAAAGAGAAAGTAAAACAAGCCGAAAAAGAAAAGAAGGTCATAGAACAAGCCCATCAAGAAGAAAGGGTTGAAAAAACCAGAGCAGTAGAAGACTACAAGGTTGCTCTAAAAGCTCTTGAAGAAGAACGAAAAGAAGCAGGCGAAATAGTCAAGAAAGAAGAGAAAAAGAGAATAAAAGAAATTGTTGCTATGCCAGAAGAAGAGAGAGTCAAAGCTCTCGCTGATGAGTTTGGCTTTGAAATAGTGGAGGCAGAAGAATGAGAATAACAGCAATCATCCTACTCATAACCCTACTACCTACCCTTTGCTTTGCTCAAGGCAAAGTAGCCAATATAAAGAAGGGACAGACTGCTCCATTCGACGGCATCTTATTAGACAAAGAAGCCGAAGCAACAATGGCAGCAAAAAGAGAATCGGCAGTCAAAATCTGCGAGATAGAAAAAGACTACGAAACTAAAAAATTAAAAGCAGAATGCGATTTCGATAAAAGGCTTCTAACAATAGAAAAAGAAGCAGCCGAAAAAAAGTATAATGGTCTAATGACTCTCAAGAATGCCGAGATTAAAAGATTAGAAGATTCTCTTAAAAAGACAACTAAACCAGACTATACTCATTGGTGGTTTGCTGGCGGTGTTTTAGCTGGCATTGGATTATCGGTTGGAATTTTTAAGATAGCCGTCGAAATTAGACAATGAAAAAAGATTTAAATTATATTGCCGGATTAGAGAAAGCAATAAAACAAAAGTACGGCGAAGATGCAATTCAGAATCCATCTTCCAACTGGACACCAGAAAAAGAAAAAGAATATCTTGAACAATTAAAAGAAAATAAAATCAAAGAAATGACTTCTGATCGCATTGAAGAACGCGAAGGATTTTTATTTTCTGCAAAACTAATTAAGAAAGATAATAAAAGTGTTTGTACTATTTGTTCAAACATTTTAAAACAGCGGGATATGCTGTTTGAAACAAAATACGAATGCTGTCAGAACTGCTATGTGCATTATGTAGAAGGCAGAGAAGAGAGATGGAAACAAGGTTGGAGACCAGATAATGTCAAAAGAAACACTTGAAGTTTTTAGAGGGATTAGCCAAGCAATGGGTTATGCCTATGATGGGGCAACCGATGAAAAAGGCGAACCAATTAAGATTGGTTTGCGCCGCGATGATAAAAACCCAATGCTACAATCCAGAGATGGTGATATGGATGGGTTTGGTGTAAAAATGGTCGGTGATAAGTTAATTGTTAATTATCATTCTGAGGCTCCAATGGGCGAAGTTCATAAGCTTGGTCCAAAAGCATATGAGGGTGAGGTTGAGCAAAGATTTGCCAACATCGTTAAATTCTTAAAAGAAAGATATAAAAAGGCGACTGGTAAAGCTTTGTCCCTTAAAGCAGACGGTGATGCTGAAATTCTACTTCAATATATGAACCGCAAAAGAAGTTGGATACAAGCAACAAAGTGCTATACAATTGGCGGGTTAGGAAAAGCAGTGGATAAACCAGAAAAAAAGACATTTGATGTTGTAAGGGATTTCTTGCAGGCAAATAAATATGATAGATAATGCCAAGACCATTAAACAAAGCACAAATAAGATCAGAATTATTAAGTTGCGGTAAAGACCCAGTATATTTTATAGATAATTATGGAAAGATATCGCACCCTATTAAGGGTATGATTCCTTTTACTATGTATCCCTTTCAAAAGGACGTTGTAAAAGATTTTCAAGATAATCGTTTTAATATCATTTTAAAGGCAAGACAGTTGGGTCTTTCAACTGTTTCTGCTGTTTATATTGCGTGGTTTGTTTTATTTCATAAAAATAAGAACGTTGTTGTCATGGCAACTAAACTATCGACTGCTTCTAACTTAGTTAGAAAGGTTAAATTTGCTTTGAATTCAATACCTGATTGGATGAAAATTTGTAATCTGGTAATTGATAATAAAAATTCTTTTGAATTATCCAATGGATCACAAGTAAAAGCAATTTCAACATCCGGCGATGCTGGTCGCTCAGAAGCACTTTCCCTGCTTGTTATTGATGAGGCTGCAATCATTGAGGGTCTTGAAGATCTATGGGCTGGTCTGTATCCTACACTATCAACTGGTGGTGATTGTATTATACTTTCAACTCCAAAGGGTGTTGGAAATCTATATCATAAACTTTATTCCGAAGCAGAGCAGGGATTAAATGATTTTAATCCAATTATGTTGCCTTGGTCTGTACATCCAGAAAGAGATCGTGAGTGGTTTGAAAAAGAAACAAAAAATATGTCTCTTAGAGAAATCGCCCAGGAATTAGAATGTAGTTTCAATATGTCTGGTGATACCCTTATTCATGGTAAAGATTTGCTGAGAATAGAAAATGAAGAATTGACAGAACCAGAATATAAAACAGGTTTTGATAGAAATCTGTGGATATGGAAAAACGCCGAACAAGACAAAAAATATTTTTTAGTTGCTGACGTTGCTCGCGGCGATGGTAAGGATAACTCTACTCTATATGTTTTTGAATCGGATACTATGGAGATATGTTGTGAATATCAGGGCAAATTGCCGCTTGACAGTTTTGCAAGATTAATTTATGATACATCAAAAAGTTATGGAACTTGCTTAACTGTTGTTGAAAATAATAACATTGGGATGGTTGTTTTATCAAAATTAAAAGATTACGGTCATAAAAATATTTATCATTCAAAGAAATCTACCCATGAATATGTTGATACAACATATACCGAACAACAGTCTATTGTGCCTGGATTTACTACAACTCTAAAAACAAGACCTATGGTTGTTGCAAAATTAGAAGAAGCTATTAGAAATAGAGTTCTAAAAGTAAGATCCAAGAGATTGTTAAATGAACTTAAAACTTTTATTTGGAACAATGGCAAAGCAGAGGCAATGCGCTCATATAATGATGATTTAGTTATGGCTTGTGCGATTGGTTGTTGGGTAAGAGATACTGCTTTAACTGTAAATGAACAAGAAACAGAATATAAAAAAGTAATGTTATCTGCTATAATGACAAGTAATAAGGTATTAGATACCAGAATTGTTGGGATGGAAACAAATCAAAGAGATAATTATATTTATAGTGGAAATAGAAAACAAGAAACTGTAAAAATTAATAATCTACCTTTCTTTATCAAGTAGGAAATAAATTATGGCAGAAAACACAAGAAATCCGAGAAATGCAAACAGTCCTCTTTTTCAGAGACTGACGAAACTTTTTTCAGGTCCAATTGTAAATTATAGAGCACAACAAGTAAGAAATAATCGTAAATATTCTGTTGATAAATATGCTCCAAAGTTTAGATCTGTTGGCGGTCAAGGATTTAAGAGACAATCCTATAATCCATATGAAACAATCTCAACGGCAATGATGAACAATATCAACCGTGCTGAGAGATACGCTGATTTTGAACAAATGGAGTTTATGCCCGAATTAGCTTCTGCATTAGATATCTATGCAGATGAAATTACAACTCATACAGAATTCCACAGATCTTTAATTGTTGATTGCCAAAATGAGGAAATAAAAGAAATTTTATCAACTTTATTTTTCAAAGTCTTAAATATTGATTCTAATCTTTTTGGTTGGACACGCTCTATGTGTAAATATGGAGATTTCTTTGGTTATTTAGATATCGATGAACAACTTGGTGTTAAATCCTTAATAGGTTTGCCTGTCTCAGAAATAGAAAGATTAGAAGGCACAGATCCAACAAATCCAAATTATTTACAATATCAGTGGAATACTGGTGGCTTAACTTTTGAAAACTGGCAGTTGGTCCATTTCAGAATTTTAGGTAATGATAAATATAATCCATATGGTACATCAGTTCTAGATGCTGGTCGTAGAATTTGGAGACAACTAACTTTGTTGGAAGACGCAATGATTTCTTATAGAATAGTTCGCTCACCTTCAAGAAAACAATTCAAAGTCGATGTTGGAGGCATTCCACCAGAAGAAGTTGAACAATATATGCAAAAAATCATTACAATGATGAAGCGACATCAAGTGGTTAATGATAAAACTGGTCAAGTAGATTTGAGATATAATCCGCTTTCAATTGAAGAAGATTATTATATTCCAACAAGAAACGGTCAAGCTTCTGTTGATATTAGTTCAGTTTCAGGAGATACTTGGGGAACTGCTATTGATGATATCAAATATCTTCAAAATAAATTGTTTGCTGCAATTAAAATCCCAATGTCCTATCTTGTGCGTGGTGAAGGAGCCACAGAAGAACAAGCTGCCTTAGCTCAAAAAGACATTCGTTTTGGTAGAACAATTCAAAGAATACAAAGATCTGTTATCTCGGAGTTAGACAAGATTGCTACTATCCATCTTTATACATTGGGATACAGAGGGAATGATTTAATTAATTTCAAATTAAAGCTTCAAAATCCATCTCGTATTGCCCAAATGCAAGAAATTGAAGCGCTTAATAATAAAATTGATGCTGCAACAAAAGCCACCCAATATATTTACAGCAATCATTGGGCTGCGAAAAATATCCTTGGTGTTTCAGACGAAGAATTCGTCAAAAAC